TTTAATGTTATATATAACATTAAAAGCTTTTTGCCTAATTAAAACACATAAAAAAAAGAGCTACTTTCACAAGCAACTCTTTTCTTTAAACCTAAAACCTATAAAGTCTAAGATTTGATTTTTTGATATGAGTTTTGATGACATCGTCATGAAAAGAAAAAAATCTCAATCTCAAAAAACAGATTCAAAATACTATCGGAAAAACATATGAGCATCAATCATTTATCAATAGTCTTTTCCTTTTTTTAAGAAAAACACTAGTGATATAAATATTAAACCTATCATAAATATGGGAGACAATAGCCATATTATAAACAGGGTTATTATATGTTTACCATTATAGGGCACACCCTTATTTAACATTGTATTATCTACAAATACCGTAAATAGTATACCGATTAAATATACTATACCAAGAATCAAATATATTATCATATACTAGCAACTAAAGTGATTAAACCAATGCAAGCTATGAATACTAAAACTACGGTTACCTTCATAGATTTATATGCTGAAGCAAATCCCAAATCAGAATCATCATTTAACCATTGGTTATAGGCACTTAAGTTACCAGCTCTTTTACCTGGTTTTATATAAAATTCATCTGTATACCTTTTCCAGATTAAGGATTTTAACATTTTGCCGTAATTCATTTCTCAAAATATTTATGGGTTATTCTATTTAATCTATCAAAGAGTTTAATTAAATCGTCTTTTGATAATTCCTTATATTTATTTTCTATTTTCTCTAGAACCCTTGGAATTTTATTCTTGGCGACAAGAAAATTATATTCTTCTTCATCAAAGGGTTTAATTTGCATTTTTGAATTGTTAGTGATTACCAATTCATTGGTTACCTTTATTTTGTTATTAAGGGTGAATATGCCATTTTCTACTGAAACAACTTCTGCTTTTTCAAAGAAATGTGGACCCAATACTAATAATGGTGTACCAATTTTAAGCCTATTTTCTTTATTTTTCATCTAGTGTATTGATTTTAATAATTTAGATTCAATAGTTAATATGAATTTGCAATACCTTTCTGTCTAAATCATGAAAAAACTAATCAAAAGTAAGATATTTATGAAGATTTTAGGAGTTTGTGGAGCTCAAGGGGCTCTTTTATTCCCATTTAAGGAGTTTTTAATAGGAAATATTGAGCCAAGAGCTCAATTTCATACTGAATTTGAGGAACAATGGGTTTTAAATTTTGGTAAAATACCTTTTTTAAGGAATTTAGATGGTATAAATGAGATACCGGATATAATTATTGGTAGTCCTTCTTGTGGTCATTCTAGTATTTTTAGTTATTCAAGGAAGAAAACACTTGGTAACCCAAAAAAAGATGATACTTTGAATCTATATTTGACTTCTATTGTTAAGTTTGAACCTAAATTTTTCTTAATGGAAAATTTACCCAAGTTATTAGACCTAATACCATTAGAAGAATGGCATAAAACATTGAAAAATTACCATATAATAACTCATTGTCATTCAGTATCCGACTTAGGTAATTCTCAAGTATCCAGAATAAGGTTGATTATGATTGGGATAAGGAAAGATTATAAACCATTAAAGAAGTACTTTGATAGCTTATTTCCTGTATGTGAAAAGAAAAATTGTTTAGAATTATACAAACAGGTAAACCATTCAATAAATTACAAAGAACCTGATGATAAAGTATTAGCAATGTATTATTACAAAGACCCTAATAAGCAAAATTTAACAGTAAAACAGGTAAAAGAATTGTGGAATACTGAATTCAAAGATGAGTATAAATGGCCAATTAGAAGTAAGAAAATGAATACTTTACCTGGTGTATATCGCAATAGGAAATATGGTTACCCAATGACATTAAGACCATCAAATAGACAGTTCAATTATCTTGGAGAAGTAATAGGTTTAGATGAATGTAGAATAATAATGGGATTTCCCAAAGAGTTTAAAATACACATGAATACCAATAGGTTAATATATTGGTTAAATAAAGGTAGAAATACTTTAACAAAAGGTGCTACCTTTGAAGTAGGCATATGGTTTAAAACCTGTTTAGAAAACTTATTGGGCTTCAGTCTAAAAAATATAAAATCATAACTAATCTTAATTGAGCTTTAGCTCAATTAAGTATAATAATATACTTTAGTATATTATTATATATCCATATAGAGAATCTCACTTTTTGATACTGTGTAAAAATCATTGCCTACGTCATCATATATATCTTCATATATATGATATTAAAGATATAGATATAGGATATCTTCTTACGAAGATATCTTCTTTTGTTAGAATGTTTTTTTCTTTCTTTTCTTTTTTCTTTTGGTTCTTTTCTTTTTTCTTTGTCTTTCTTTTTAAGGCCTTAGCCCTAACTAAAAAATTTTTTCAGGTCCAAGAATTTCAAAGAGCCAGATTTGAAAAAAAAACCGAAAAACTATTAACACCTGAAAACCCTCAAAAACTAATCCGAAAATTTCAAAACTAGAAAACAACAACCACAAAACTTGAAAGAGATGATAACAAGAAACTTAACTTCGAAAACTCAGGGACCAAATCAAATCCAGTTTGGTTCTGTTTTCACAAAAACCAGTTCCATGGTTTCGAAGTTAAACTCAGTTACCAGACTTTCAGAAGTAAACAACCAACCTGATGAAAACAACGGTAGTCTTAACATTGGTAAACCTGGCTTTGGTAATCACACTTGGGATTCTATTCTCAAAGTTACTGAGTCCAGAAAACCAAAACACAGTAACCGATACAGTATTCATCGAAAAAGTTTTAAAACCCGAAGTTCAGTACAAAATCAAGGAAGTTCCAAAAACAGTTTATAGGTATCAAACAGATACGGTGGTTGTAGAAAAGGTGGTTTTGAAAAAAGATACTGTAATCTTAACCCTGGAAGATTCCGCAAAATTGGAAGTATCAACACAATTCTTAACTCAATATCCCTCAACCGATAGGTTAATTCAACTCTTACTTGATTCAGAAAATTTATCACTAAGTTTACAAAACACAAAAGGAGAGGTTTTCAAAAAAGAATATTCGGTTGATATCCTCAATAATTCCTACAATTACGTAAACAATACTTTAACCTCAAAAAAGAAATCATTCATAAAGAAGTTATCACCTTATGTTGAGGCTCAATATAGACCATTCAATAATTTAATGGATTTAAACCTCGGGTTAAAGTACAATACTAGAAAGATTAATTATGAAATCGGTTTCAATACTTTTTATTATCCAGAGTTTTCAAAAAGTTTAGGTGCTGATTTATATTTAAAACTTAATTATACTTTCTAGAAGAAGATATGGGGAGGGTAAAAGAGAAAGAAAAATATTTATCACAAGAAGAATTAAAAATATTAGCAAAGGTATCAAATGATGTTTTTTATTTTTCAACCTTTTGTTGGGTAGTAAACCCAGTACATGGTAGAGTTAAATTTGACCTATACCCTTTTCAAAGAGCAGTATTATACCAGTTTCTGAAAGAGAGGTTTAATATAATCCTTAAATTTCGGCAAGCTGGTATAACTGAGTTAATATCTATGTATTGCTTATGGTTAACAATGTACCACCCAGATAAAAAGGTAAACATCATTTCAATTAAGGATACCGTTGCTAAGAAGGTATTAAGGAAAATAAAATTCATGTATAAGAATTTACCATGGTACCTTCAAACGCCAATTATAAATGGTAGAATGGGGGAATTTGGTAGTGCTTCTACTATGGAATTTTCAAATGGTTCAGTGATAGAATCAATACCTACTTCTGACCAAGCGGGTCGTTCAGAATCCCTTTCTTTATTGGTAATTGATGAAGCGGCAGTTGTTAGATGGGCTAATAATATTTGGGCCGCAGCACTTCCGACTATTTCTACTGGTGGTTCAGCTATTGTAAATTCATGCATAACAGGTAATACTAAATTAATAACCGATAAGGGCATAATGAAAATAAGAAACTTATGCCCCAAAAAATTTGGTTCTGTAGACCTATCATGGGTAAGCAATATCAAGGTATTAACTCATAAAGGTGAATGGAAAAGAGTATTAGCTTCTGTGAATAAGGGTAAATTAGAAACCTGGAAAATACAAACAGAATTTGGAACTATTTTAAAATGTACCCCTAACCATAAATTATATACCTTAAATGGTTGGATGACAGTAGCTGATATAGTAGCTAATAATGAACAGGTTATATTATATAAAACTGGTATATCAGAATTACTAAACCCACCTAAAATAATGTGGCCTGAAAAAGAGGAGTGGAAATATATAAATGGTTACAATAATTATAAGATTTCTAATAGGGGTAGAATTAAATATTTAAAAGGTGGTAGTTGGTATCTTAAAAACCTTAGGCCAAATAAATTGGGCTATGTAAGGGTAATACTCCATAATGGTAAAGGCAAAAATAAACATTATAGAGTATCAGATTTAGTATTATCACATTTTACTACTTTAAAAGTAGGTAAGAATGAAGTAATAGACCATATAGATTGTATACCTAGTCATAATTGGGTAACTAATCTTAGGGTAATAACTAAAAAAGAAAATACTCAAAGAGCTTCATTTTATTCTTATGGTTTAAAATTAGGTACAAGAACTGGTATAGGTTTTACCAACTTGGATTCTATAGCTACAATTATAAAAGGTATAGAAACTGGTGAAATAGAAAAACAAGGTATAAAAGATTTTGTACTTAATAACCCAGTATTTAGGGGTATGTCCTATAAAAGTGTTAGGAGTTATATAAACAAAATAATTTCAGGCAAAAGAGGTAGTCAAGTAAAATTATCTAAGATTAGGGTATTAAGAAAATTTAAAACCACAATATATGATATAACTGTAGAAGACCATCATAGTTATATAACTTATAATTACAATGGTAAAAGGAAGGATCAAGAGGAGTATAATTTTATAAATAAAAATACACCTTTTGGAACAGGAGGTTGGTATCATAGTATGTGGGTAGATGCACTATCTGGTGTAAATGGATTTAACCCAATTAGGTTAAGGTGGCAAATGCACCCTGAACGTGATATAGAATGGTATAACTCAATGGCTGCAGCCCTTGGCCCAAAAAGGACAGCACAAGAGATAGATGGGGACTTTTTATCTTCTGGTAATACTGTGTTTGACCTTACAGATATAAAGGCCATAGAAGATACTTTATATGAATATCCAGTAATAAAGAGTAAACTTTCTGGGCAATATAAACAATTTAATGAGCCAGTTTCTGGTAAAGAATATTTTATAGGTGCAGACTGTGCTACTGGTAGAAATACTGACTATTCATCATTTACTTGTATGGATAAAAATGGTGAAGAACAAGTAGTATATAAGGGTAGAATACCATTATCACAATATGCTAAACTTCTTGGAGATACTGGGGAGAAATTTGGTTTTGCTAAATTAGCCCCAGAAACAAATGATATAGGTATGGCAGTAACTATACAATTACAAGATGAAGGATACCCTAACCTATATTTCTCAAAGAAACTTCTTAAAAAGAAAGGCAAATCTAGACCTGAGGAGGAATCAATACCAGGCTGGCTTACTACTATGAAAAACCGTTCATTGATTATTGAGGGTTTGGAAAAGGATATAAGGGAAGATGCTTTAATAATAAAGGACCCATTCTTTGTTCAAGAAGCATATACCTTTATATATGACAATTCAGGTAGGCCAGTTGCTATGGGTAAACATAGGGCTAACAATTCTTCAATAGATATTGATTTTGAGGGTCAGACTTATTCTGATGATGATATATTTGGTAAAGCTATATGTAACCACATACGTAAGTTCTCTTCTAGAGATGAAGTTGTATTACCACAATAAAAACAATATAAAAAAATATGGAGATAACTTGGAATCCTCTAAAATGGTTTAGGAGCCATTCAGAGGTAATAGAGAACAAAGCTCCTGATAAAGATACTTCATCTATACCTCCTGGTAGAGTATCAGTACCTGATGATTCTAGCCAGGGGTTAGTTGTATCTTTAAGGGATATAACAAATTTGGTAACACCATCATTTAGGAGTAATATAATCCCATTAATAAGGGATTTATATAAGGTAAATCCAGATATGAGTATTGCCATTCAGGATATGTTTAAATTATCCAATACTGGTCATACTATAAGTTTCCCTAATAATACCCCAGAGGAGGCTAAGAAGATGAAAGAACATCTATCCATGGTTTCTAAAAGGTGGAGTAATTATACTGCTGGAATAAATGGTTTAGTTAATAGGTTTATTGTACAATGTCTAACCTCAGGGGCCATATCTATAGAGGCTGTACCAAATAATAAATTAGATGGTATATCAACCATAGTTTTTGTAAACCCAGAAAATATATATTTTAGAAGGCTAGAAAATGGTGTATACCACCCATACCAAAAAAACCCATATACCATTTTAAATGATAGACCAGACTTTATAAAGTTGAATACAGAAACCTATATTTATGTAGGTATGTATAATGATACTGATGAACCTTATGGAGTACCACCTTTTATGGCAGCACTTGATTCTATAAAAGGGCAACATGATATGAGGGTAAATTTTAAACATATCATGGAATTAATGGGGATGGTGGGGTTTTTGGAAGCTAAAATGGAAAAACCTCCAAGAGAACCAAATGAAAGTGTTCAAGCTTATAGAGCTAGGTTGAATAATACCTTAGTAAAGCTTAAAAAGAATATGATGGGTGGTTTAAAAGATGGTATAGTAACCGGTTATAAAGAAGACCATGAATTCAAATTGAATTCAACTACCCAATCTTTACAAAACCTTGAAAAACCATGGGCAATGAACCAACAATCCGTGGCTAATGGTTTAGGTATAAATTCTAATATAATTGGTGTACAAACTTCTAATACTGAAGGTGGTGCTGGTATCCTTTTATCCAAAATGATATCCCAGTTAAAGAATATTCAGATGTTAGTTTCCCATATATTGGAATTTATATATACTCTAGAGTTAAGACTATCAGGTTTTAATAATAAGGGTATAAAAGTAGAATTTGGTACTTCTACTATATCAGATGAATTAAAGGTTCAGCAGGGTTTGGAATATAAGATAAGAAATCTTCAAGCTTTGTATAATCAAGGTATAATAAACCAACAACAATATGCTTGGGCTATGGGTTATGAAAAACCCGACCAAAAAGAACCAAGGCAAATAAATAATGATATATCAGATATAGAAGATAGTGCTAAAAAACAAAAAAGGGAGGCTGACAAAGATAAATCTGATAGGAAAACTAGGGATAAAAATAATCCAATGCCTAAACGTAAAGACCAGGATACTAAAACTAGATAATTATGAGTAAGAAAATTTATACAGATACTATGGTACTTGGTTCAGGCCATAGTATTTTATCTTCACATGTACCCTCATATAATATACCTATAAATGAAGTATCAGATAGGTTTTATGAGGCTTCTAAAATTGATAAAGAATCAGTAGATAAATTTGGGTTATTTGGTAGTAATATTAACTATAATACTTATTATCCAGATGTAACACCAAAGCAATTTAATCCTAGTGAGGAAGAATTTATAGAGCCCATGTTTAGGTTGCTCTCAGCTTGTATAGTATCTAAAAATTATAACCCTACTGAATTCCCAGAAAAGGTATTAAAAGATTCTATGCACTTATTAGTGGGGCAAACAGTAAATTGCGACCATGAAACTGATGTAGCAAATGCAATAGGCTCTGTTAAATCCGTAGTATGGCAAAATAGTTATACTATAGATGGGATAGAAATCCCTGCTGGGATAAATGGGGTACTTAAAATTGATGGTGTTTCAAATCCCCGTATAGCTAGAGGTATTAATATGGACCCACCTTCAATTCATTCAAATTCAGTAACTGTACAATTTGAATGGAAACCATCTCACCAATTTGAAAAAGAATGGGAATTTTATGATAAGCTTGGTACTTATGCAGAGGATGGTACAATGGTTAGACGTATAGCTACTAGGATTATATCATATAAAGAAACATCATTAGTATCACATGGTGCTGACCCATTTGCACAATTAGTAGTGGATAATAAAATACTTAACCCAGAATATGCTGGGGCAGTGTATTATTCTTTTAGTGAGGCACCAGTAAATAAAGAAGATATAAAAAATAAGTTGGCATACTATGATTTTAAGGGCAACCAAGAAATTGATATTATGTACAATACCATTAATTCTTATAATAAAAATAAACCACAAAGTAAAACTAACATGGACGAAAAATTTCTTGAAACTATTTTCGGTGAAGGTTTGCTTAGTCTGGCTGAAGGTGTTAAACCTTCAATGGAGTTGGCATTATCTCAGATAAAAGGTATGGTATCTGAAATTACCCAACTTAAAGAAAGTCTAGGTAATAAGGACACTGAAATTGCTAATTTAAAAAATGAGGTATCTAACTACCAGAATGTTATTGAATCCAATAAAGAAATGGTAAATATAGGTACCCAGCACCTTAAAGAGGTTAGAGATAATGCCATTGCCTCCTATAAAAAATTAATGGGCGAAAATATTGATGATAATATTTTGGCATTGATAGAATCTGATAGCACCAGCATCCAAACTCTTACATCGCTTAATAAGATGTATGAGAACCAGTTGGAAGAAAAATTCCCTCTTCATTGCTCAGATTGTGGTTCTAAAAATGTTAGCAGAGCTAGTTCGGTAGTTGAAGAAGAGAATAAAGAGGCAGAAAAAAATGATTCAGTAGTAGACGTACTTGGTGATATTGCTAAAAATAAATTAAAATAATAAACACTTATGATTAAGATTAACAACCCACAGGACATGGCTCTTGTAGGACAAAAAACCCCTCAAGCAGTCATATATAAAAGTGAATCCCACAAATTACATCAGGCATTTGTGGTAAAAACAGGTGAAAATATTATTCAAGGTCAACCTGTTCAAATTAATGAAGATGGTACTATCCAGGCTTGGAAAAAAGATGGGGGTAGACCCTACATTGGTATTGCTGTAACTGATAGCTATTACCCTGCTTATCCTGGTAATGAAGTTACGGTTGCTGTAAGAGGTTTTATGGTAGTATATGGTCTTTCTAATGGTGAAATTAAAGCTGGTCCAGTTACTCCTGACCCCACAGCTCCAGTAGATGACACCAATACGTATATTAAATATAATCAAGGTATAGATGATGAATTTATAGCTCTTAACACTGCATCATCCGCTGGAGAACTTATTCAAGTTTTAGTACGATAATAAATAAGGAATTATATAATTATGAAAGTAGATATTGAAAAAATGAAGGCTGCTGATTTTATTAAAGAATTGCCTCAGTCAGTTCAGCAGCTAGATGCTTTTCGTAGTGGAAGCGTAAATCAACGTCCTGTTGATATCTCATTTGAAGAATTTGTTCAAAATCGGTATGGTATTAGCATGGATGATTACATGGATAAAATTGGTGTAAATACCAAGGTTACTACCATGGAAAATCTTATGACTATGCCTGACCAATCCATTCGTTGGTTGGTACCTGAGATTATACGTAATGCCATTTATTTGGGTATTAAAGAGGCTCCTTTTTATCCTAATATTATTGCATCTGACCAATCTATTTCTTCTCTTACGGTTATCATGCCATTCGTTAACCCCTCGGATGCAGCTCCAGCAAGAGTGAATGAAGCAGAAACTATTCCTCTGGGTACAGTAAGCTTTGGGCAAAAATCAGTTACCTTATTTAAAATAGGTAAGGGATTTAAAATTACTGATGAGGTAAAGAATTACGTATCTCTTGATGTAATGAGCATATTCCTCCGTGATTTTGGTATTCAGATGGGATATGCACTTGATACCTTGGCACTTGATACCCTAATCAATGGTAATCTTAAAGATGGTTCTGAATCTGCCCCAGTAATTGGTGTAGATAATATTACTAATGGTATCCAATATAAAGATTTGCTTCGTATTTGGATTCGTGCTTCTAGACTCGGTAGAAACTTCCGAACCATGATTGGTGATGAAACTGAGGCCTTGAATATTTTGGATTTGCCTGAATTTAAAATCCGTATGTATGGTACTCCTCAAGCTACTCTTAACTTGAAGACTCCAGTACCTAACAATGCTGATTTCTTTATTCATCCGGGTGTGCCTGATAATAATGTACTTATGGTTGACCCAAGAGCTGCCCTTATCAAGTTAACAGCCCGTCAACTCTTGCTTGAATCTGAAAGAATTGTATCTAATCAGACCCAAGCTATATATGCTACTATTACTACTGGTTTCTCTAAGATGTATAAAGATGCAGCTATCTTAGTTGATAGCACTAAAGAGTTTGCTGATAATGGGTTCCCCGATTATATGGATATAGACCCATATCTTCAGGTAAACATAGAACAGTAAATGTTCACTCAAGTAATGGTTTAGGCGTAAAAACTTAAACCATTACTTTTTCTTATTTATATATATA